CAGGGCGCCGTCGCGCACGGCCACGTCGCGCCAGACGCCCACGGCGGGCTCGTCGTAGCGGTGCGCCCAGAGGGCGACCGGGTTGCGCTGGAACTCCTCCAGCGCCCAGTCCTGCTGGACGATGTCGCGGGCCCGGTCCGGGGTCGCACTCGACATCACGAAGCCATAGCCGGGCTTGTCGTCGTCGTCGTCGCCCTCCATCCGGGCCACCTGCACGAAGGCGCGCCCGAGCAGCCGCTGGTCGGGAATGCCCAGCGCGTCGCCGATGGTGTGCAGCGTGGCCCAGTCGGCGCCGCGAGTCAGCACCTCGGGGATGTCCCGCTCTGACACGCGAGCAGCCTCGGCCATCGCGCCGAGAGCGCGGGCTGACCCCTGGGCGAGCTGCCGCAGCACGAGGCCGGGGGGCGCTGAGACGGCAGCGTAGGTGGTCATTCGGGGGGCCTCCGCACGCGCGGGACGAGGGTGCACCGGCAGTTGACGCTTAGCCCGGGCTGCGCGAACAGCGCCGGGCCGGGGGCCGTGGCGCCCACATAGCGCGGCTCCACGTCTGCGCCTATGGGTACCACGAAGAGGCCGCCGGGTGCAACCCGCTGCCCATCCAGCGCGCGGTGCTCGGGGCGCTCCCCGAAGCCGGCGCTCGACCACTCGACCTCGAAGTCCACCCCGTCTGCCACGGCCTGCTGGTACGCCGCGAGCTGCCCCTCCGTCTGCGCGCGGGCCGACTCTGTGCGGCCGATGCGGAGGGCCCGCATGGGGCTGAAGCCCTGGTCTTCCTGCAGGGCCTTCTGGATGTCATTCACCGATGCGCCGGCCTCGATGCCTTCGGAGACGACGATGCCGACGCGCTCCCGGGTGTAGTCGCTGACCTCGACCACCATCCGCCCGAGCTGCAGGTCAGCGGCCTGCACCACGGTCAGCGCGTCGTAGAGGGCGGCCCTGCCGAGAGCGGCAAGCTCCCGGCGCAGGGCCTCGCGGATGGCGGCCTCAAGCACCTCGCGGCCGAAGTCCTCCAGAAGCCGGGCCACCTCCTCAGGCCCGGCGAGGATGCGCTCCAAGTCCCCGGCCGTGAGCATCCGCTGCACCGACCGCTCGGCGGGGAGGGTGTCGGCCAGCCGCCGCTGGTACCTCCGCAGCTGCTCGCCCAGGAGCCGGCGCCACTCGCGGGCCAGCGCCCGGGCGTGCCGGTCAAGCGCGCGACGCCGGACGGCGGCCCCGTCAGCCATCGGGGAAGAGCTCGTCATCGCGCCGGAGCCGGCGGGCCCACGCTGCACCGGCGTCGCCGCCCCACAGCAGCCACGCGACGTAGAAGGGGCTCGGGTCCGTCGTGGAGCCCCACCCGGGCTTGCGGCGGGCCTCCGTGGCGAGCGTTCCCCCGAAGCGGGAGAACCACCGCACCAGCTTCCGCGCGAGGTCATCCCCGATGCTGCCGCTCGCCAGCGCCGAGGCCGTCCGCGCGCCCTCAGCGGTCCCACCGCGGTGCCCGGCTTTGCGGAGGTCCAGCCCCCGCCGGGCCGCGCGTCGGGCCCCCTGGGGCACGTCCCACGGCATCAGGCGCCCTCGCCGTCGAGAGCGTCGAGCACCATCCGGGCGAGGTCCTGCGCCTCCGTCAGCGCGTCGAGCTCGTCGGGGTCGTCAGGGTCGGCGGCAGAGATGACGGCGCGGGCCTGCGCGATGAGGTCGGCCGCGTCGTCAGGGGAGAGAGGGGCCCCGCCCGCCGCGTCCGCTGGAGCACCGGAGACGGGCGGGGCCGCTGAGTCGTCAGAAGTCGAGAGGGCTGGCGCGTCGGCGAAGCCCTCGTATGCGGCCGCGTCGTCGGGGTCGGCGCCGAGGCCCACCCATGCAGCGACGTTGGCGAGGCGCTCGGTGCGGTCGGGCTGGAGCTCCGGCACCCCGCCGAAGTCATGCGCGAGGCGCACCGCCGGGGACTCGCCGAGCATGGCAGGGAGCCGCGAGAGGGCGTCGTCGACGAGACGGCAGAGGTCGCGGACGTGGCCCCAGAACAGCGCCGCCTCCTGCTGCGAGGTGGCGAAGTTGGCCCCGGGGAGGCCCATCACGGTGGGCGGGCAGCCCGTCACCGCCATGACCTGCTCGCGCAGGAAGGTGCGCTGTGCGGGCAGTTCCTGCTCCTTCGGAGCCCAGCCGATGGGCTTGAGTTCGGCGTCGCCCGAGAGCGTGAGCACCCCGCCGTCGTTGGCCTTCATCATCGCCCTGACGGCGATGTCCGCGGCCCGACGCTGCACCTCGTCCCAGCCCATGTCACCCTTGGGCGCGAGCACCGCGGCCGGCCTGCCGGTGGCGCCGTTGCGACGTGCCCGCTCCGCCAGGGCCTCGTCGGCCAGAAGGTCGCGCCGCAGCACCTCGACGTACCCGGTGCCCCACAGCCCGTACACGCCATCCTCGGCGGTGGGCATGGCGATGTGGATGACGTCGGCCGGGTCGTAGTACGTCTCCTCCCCGCTCGGGCCGATGAGGTAGGCCCGGGGCTCCCCGGTGGACCCGGGCTCGATGCGGACCCGCCCGGGGTGCACCCGGCGCATGGTGGCGGCGCCGCCGGGGGCCCGGAGCACGATGAGGACCGCGTTTCCGGCGGCCTGCAGGTCGAGCATCACCTGTCGCCGGAGCCGCAGCCCCGTCACCCCGGGCGAGGGCTGGCGCAGGAGCTCCAGCGCCGCGGACGCCACGCGGGTCGTCTCGACGCCCTCGGGGGTCTGCCGGTCCCGAAGCGCGACGATGGGCAGAGAGGCGGCCGCGTCGCTGACCTTGAGCAGCGCGGCCCACAAGAACGGGTTGCTCTTGGCGCCCGCGAGGGACTGCAGGGGCGAGTACAGCGGGGGCGTCGCCGTCCCCGCCACCCAGTCCGACCCAGCGGTGTAGCGCCGCTCGTCGGGCTCCGCGATGGGCAGCGGCCCAGTCGACCGCTCGATCACCAGAGGCGCCTCAGCGGCGGTCAGCCACTGCCACGCGCGGGTCAGCAGGGAGGGGGACGGGTCGGGCATGGGCGCACCGTACCACGCGCGCCGAGAGGCGTCACCCCGAGCGCGCGGCCATCAGCGCGTACCGCAGCGCGTCCCATGCGTGGTCGGCGCCCTCGGTCTGCATCTGCTGCCGCGCGGTCCCCGTGGGGTCGTCTCGGCGCCACCGAAGACCCTCAAGCTCCTCGATGAGCGGGCGCAGGCCCGGGACATCGTGGATGACCAGCCCCACCCGGCCGTCGGCGTCGGCCTGCAGGAGCTCCTCGATGGCGAGGTAGCCGGCCGCCCGGTCCTTCGTCGCTGGCACGGTCGGCAGGGCCATCGCGTGGAACTCCTTGCGCTGGTCCAGGCCCGCCGAGTCGGCCACTCGGCGCCGGGGATACGGCTCGGACCGCCCCGGGTGCGCCTCGCGGCAGACCCTGCACCCCTCGATGAGCCGCACGGCGTTGGCCTCGCCGCGGGGGTCCTGCTCCGCCCAGCACGCCGGACACGCCTCGGCCCGGTGGATGGCCCTCGCGTGCTCGGTGAGGCTGCAGCCGGCCTCGTACCGGCCGCGGTAGACGTGCAGGACCTCCCCGACCCGGGCCAGCCACAGGGCCGCGAAGGGGTCGCGCACGCCCCAGTCGATGGCCATCCAGCGGGGGGCCTCGGGCGGGATGGGCACCGGGGCGACGACGTGCCGGAGCCGGTCGAACCCCGGGTGAACCAGCCCCTCCAGCGCGACCACGTCGCCCATGCGGCGCATCCGCTGCAGCGTCGGCGACAGGCCCCGCAGCATCCGGTCGATGCTGTCGCGGCGAACGTGCGGGTTGTCGAGGCTGTCCAGCCGGCAGACCAGCGGCGGCGGCCGGGGCGTCTCCGGCCGCATCAGGCCCGTCAAGAGCGGTGTCCACCCGCGGGTCGGGGTCGCCGTGAGCAGCTGCCAGCCCGCGCAGTCGGCCACGCGCCACCCGGCCTCCTGCCACACCTCCCAGTCGGCGTGGTCTTCGTCGTGGTGCACGAGGCCGGCCGAGACGCCCTGGAAGGCCTTGGCGCCGCGCTCGGCCGACAGGAAGTTGCAGGTGCCCGGGCGTCCGGGCGACGCATCGGGCGGGCCGATGGTGCTGTCTCCGGGGCCGTCCCGGTTGCGCCATGACAACCCGGGGCCCCCGAGCTCTTCGTACTTCGGCCGCTGCGTCTTCACGCTGTCGGCGCCGGTGATGCCGACGACGTAGACCGGCCGGGGCTCGACGTTCAGGCGGCCCGCGTCGAGGCCGTTGGCCGCAAGCATGACCCGCACCTCCGGGTCGGCGGCGCCGCGCGCGCAGAGGGTGCCGAGGATGGCGCCCGTGGTGGTCTTCGAGCTCCGGTTGCCGCCCAGGATGATGACCTCGACGGCCCCGCTGGCGAGGATGTCCCGCACCGCCGCCCACTGCGACGTGCGCGCCTCCACCACCCCGCAGGACGGGCACCGCCAGCGGTCGCCCTCGGGCACCATCGTCACCCCGCGGCACT